ACAGGGCTTCTTCATGGATACAGCTTCAACTCTTGGAGTGATGTTGTAACCTACGACGAACAGTTCGTTGAAGAGTGGCTAGATAGTCCCCAAACTTCACTTTATTATTCATTGCAAGTGATGTCGGACGTACAAGATAAGAGCGATGCGTATGCAGCATTAGACGAAGATGAAGTACAAGACTACTTGCAAGGGATTCTAAACAACGAACCCCAATGCGATTGTCAAGAATGAACCCTTATGATAAGTTACTCAACAGAAAGAGAACATGGACACCAGTCCAAACAGCAGCTGGAAAGCTCAAGGATGGGGCTGAAGAAACCATCTACCGTGCTCTCGCAGTACGCCATATGGAGCTACCAGTTGGCGAGTTTATTGCAGAAGCACTTGAAAAGGAGGTTCCCAAACCTGCACGGGCAGTCTTAGAATCAAATGTCAAGGATGAGATCAAGCATGATCTTGCCCTTGGCTATATTACTAACGCACTAGGCGTTGATGAAAAGGCTGAACAAGAAGCTTTCCGATTAAGAGATGCGTGGGAAGCACACCCCGACCACACAATTACCAAAGCATTAGTAGCAGAACGTGCAATTTTCTTTGTATTACTTCCTTTTTTTCGTTTTAATGGTGATGCTGGCCTCAGAACGGTATCAGCTGATATATCCAGAGACGAACAAATACATGTGGCCGTTAATAGCCTTGTATGTCACGATATGGGCTTACGGCCTAGTAATTCTTTGGACAAACTCAGGAAGGCCACGATTAACTGGATTATGGAACCCCTAGGTAAGAATACCTATGGCGATAAATATTTAAGCAAAAAATTCTGGCTGGATACGAGTGATCGACTTATGTATGAAGGTAAAGCTCCAGAGCTTTCCGAAACTAAGTCGGGTCGTATGCCTGCCTTCTTCGAACACAGCAATGTCAATCTCCCCCAATACTCTTGAGCCGCTCATCGGCCCATCGTTTAATCAGATTCTATCTGAATTAGATATCATCTACCCACAAACTAACGCTAATCCAAGTGATAAAATAGAGGATATTATGTATAGATCAGGTCAGCGTTCTATTATTGATTGGATAAGAGAACGAGTTAATGAGGATTAAGTATGGCACAAGGTGGTACAAAAAATAAGAATAAAAACAGACATAACCGAAAGGGTTTTAAATCTATTGGTAGTCAAGTTGGAAGTGATCTTGGTGGTCACTTATCTAATCTAAGTAAACAAGGAAAGTTAGGTAACAAATATGCTAAGCACTTCCAAAACGAAAAAGGTAACTTAACCTTTAGTGGTTTAGGAAACATGCTTAGTGGTTGGCTTGGTGGTGATGCTTATGCCAATGCGATGGGTCAAGTAACTGGAAAAGCTGTTCTTAAAAAAGACTTACATCCAAACTTTGTTAAACGGATGAATAAGTTAAACCTTGATGTTGAAAAACCTGAAAAAAGTTTTAAAATAAACATTGATACACAGCGAGCTATTGATGGTCTAAAAAATGAGGATGTAAAAAACTGGCTGAATAAAAACCTTCCTAAAACAATAAAGGATTGGAGAATAAATCATCAGATGTATTACACTCCTAAAATAAAAGTAGGAGATCCACGTTACACACCGCAAGGAACAGGCAGTCCAAAGTTAGATAAAAATACGGAAAGGTATCTTGAGTGGATAGCTAAAGCTAATCCTGAAGGTAAGACAATTTCTGACTATAAAAAGATATATGCTAATAACTTAAAGGATGGTAGACATACATTAGAGCAGGTTATGAAGATGAACCCTGCTAATACTATGAGTTACTACGCCTTGTTGGATGATACAGTTCAAGATAAAAAAAATACTAAAACAAACACTAATAACAAAGGAAAAATGGCTTTTGATTGGGCAAAATATGGAGTAACAGACGCAAGAACTGGAGGCTCTAAAAGCGATATTGCACATAATATCGACAGACTGTATCAAACTACAGTCGGACGTAACTCTGATTCCAGTGGTGGAGATTATTGGGCAAAGCAGATAGCTTCAGGTAAAGATGATTACAGCACTTTAATGGCTGGGTTAACTGGATCAAAAGAGTATAAAGATAGATTAGCTGCTAAGACTGCTAACCCTAATGTCACCGAAGCACAGTTAGATTCACTACCTAGTGCTTATGTCAGTCCATTCCATGCTGGCAGTGGATCAGCTGTAGCTGGTTGGAAACCTGGGGATGGTCCATCAGCATCAACAGCAAGTAACTATAGTGATCAGACTAATAAAAATGTAGGTCAAGTCAATGCTGCTCATAATGTAATTGATTCCACAGGTGGTGTTGGTACTATTGGTGGTGTACAAGGTACTGGTGCTACTAGTGGTCCTGGTCAAGGCCAATCACCAGCAGCCGCAACAGGTTTAACTATGGATGACTTGAATAAGTGGTGGGAAGGTATAGATAAATCAGCGTGGACAGGAGGAGGACAGCAAGAGAAAAGTAGTAGTAAATGGGATGATTTTACTTCATTCATGGGTGCTTTACAACCATTCTTCGGTGGAGGTGGAGGTTATCACTATCCCTCAATGGGATACGGTGGTTATGCCCCAGGCGGTGTAGCTGCTGCTAATCCATATGGAAACATGATGAACTTTATGAATGCATTTAAAAGCGTTGGTGGTTCTGGCGGTGGATCAGGTAGTACATTATCAAGTAGTTCATTAACTAAATAAATGACAGCAAAAACTAGGTATGATTATTTATCAGGCGAACGTACCCAGTTTCTAGACGAAGCAGAGAAAGCAGCGGAATTAACTCTTCCATATTTAATAAGAGGGCACGAGGATTTTAACAAGGGGATGCGTCATCTACCTACACCTTGGCAGAGCGTTGGAGCAAAGTGCAGTGTAACTTTGGCAGCAAAATTAATGCAGTCATTGCTTCCTGTACAGACCAGCTTCTTCAAATTGCAAGTAGATGAAAGCCAACTTGGACAAGAGTTTGGGCCACAAGTTAAATCAGAACTAGACTTATCATTTGGAAAGATAGAACGTACGATCTTGGAGGCTATTGCAGCTTCTAATGATCGTGTCGTAGTACATGAAGCTCTACTACATTTAGTAGTAGCTGGTAATGCACTTATCTTTATGGGTAAGGATGGTCTGAAAGTATTTCCGCTTAATCGCTACGTCGTAGAACGAGATGGTAACGGCAATGTGATCGAAATAATCACGAAAGAAAAGGTTGCTAAAAAATTAATAGCAGATCAACTCCCAGATGATATACTTAATCAGTATGATACAGTGGTTGATCGTTCAACAAGTGACGTTGAAGAATGTGAAATCTACACTTATGTTAAACGTGATAACAACAGATACGTTTGGCATCAAGAAGTACATGGTAAAATATTAGAAAGATCCTACGGGAAAGCACCTGTTGATGTATCACCTTGGATTCCATTGAGATTTAACTCAGTAGATGGAGAGGATTACGGAAGAGGTAGAGTCGGACAATTTATTGGCGACTTAAAATCATTAGAAGCACTGTCCCAAGCCTTAGTGGAAGGGTCAGCAGCCGCAGCAAAAGTTGTCTTTACAGTTTCACCTTCTAGTACAACCAAACCAAGTACCCTAGCCAACGCTGGTAACGGTGCTATTGTGCAAGGAAGAAAGGACGACATATCAGTTATACAAGTAGGTAAAACTGCTGACTTCAAAACAGCATTTGAAATGATGCAACAACTAGAACGTCGTATAAACGATGCGTTCTTAGTCATGCAAGTCAGAAACAGTGAACGGACAACAGCGGAAGAGGTACGCCTCACACAGATGGAGTTAGAGCAACAATTAGGTGGACTATTTAGTTTACTTACTACTGAGTTCTTGCTTCCATATCTAAATAGAATACTTAATCAATTTCAAAAACAAGGAAAGATCCCTCGTCTACCAAAGGATATAGTTAAACCAACTATTGTTGCTGGTGTTAACGCACTTGGACGTGGACAGGATCGAGAAAGCTTAGGTCAGTTCTTAACTATTATCACACAGACAATGGGGCCAGAAGCTGTACAGAAGTTTATTAATCCAGAAGAAGTAGTCAAACGCTTAGCAGCAGCTTCAGGTATAGATGCTTTGAATTTAGTAAAATCAATGCAAGATGTACAACAGAAAGAACAAGCTGCACAACAACAAGCTATGCAAATGGAGCAGTTAAAACAGCAACCAGCTATGATGAAAGCTCCAGTATTAGATCCTTCTAAAAACCCTGCAATGGCTGCGGAATTAGGAGGAGAACAACAACCACCTAAACAACAATGACAGCAGACGAACAAACCCTTACCTATGATGCGGGTGTAGAGCAAACTACTACAGAAGATAATCTAAATGCAGATGAGCAAGATTCTTTAGCAGTAGGAGAGCAGATGCAAGAGGCCGAAGACGGTCTATTAGCAGGTAAATATGAAAATACCCAAGAACTAGAGAAAGCTTATACAGAACTCGAAAAAAAATTGGGCGAAAAATCTGACGAGGATTCAGAAGAAGTCGAATCAGAATATGAAGATTCAGAAGACGAATCTGAATTTGAAGAGGAAGAGTATGAAGAAGGTGATCCTAGTATCCTTGATCAACTATGGGATGAAGGTACTAACAGTCAATTAACTAGGGAAACATTTGATCAATTGCAGAAAATGGACCCAGTTGAGGTAGCTAAGTTAGCGATGCAAGATCGTTCAGCACTGTTAGCAGCAGCTGGTCCTAAAGAATTTAGTGATCAAGATGTTACTCAGATACATGGCTTAGTAGGTGGCGAAGAGAATTATAATAACCTTATGGAGTGGGCTAATCAAAGTGTCCCTGAACAAGAGGTTCAATTATTTGATGCTGTCATGGAGCAAGGCAATCCTCTAGCTGCTTACTTTGCAGTACAAGCAATGGCTCTTAAGTATCAAGATGCTGCTGGTAAGGATGGTGAAATGGTTACAGGTAAAGCACCTACTATGAGTAATGATGCTTTCCAAAGCCAAGCTGAACTAGTACAAGCTATGGAAGATCCAAGATATAATGATGACCCTGCTTATCGTGATGCGGTACAAGCGAAACTAGAACGATCAAACATTAACTTTTAACTATGGATAAAACCAAATCAAATGTACAGTCATCTTTTAACGAAGGTGTTGGTTTAAAAAAACCAGATAAAAGAAAGTACAAAGAAAGAACAGCAGCTGATCCAAAAGCTAAAGAAAGGGCTGGTAAATGTCCTAAAGGCTACGTCATGAAGAATGGTAAGTGCGTTAAGTACAACCCATTTAACGATGGTAGAACACCAACATCAGCATCACAAACTACAGGACCATAATGGAAAAAAAGAAAAAGAAAACTCTATCAGAAAAAGCTATTGATTGGCTAACAAAAAAAGCAACTGATAAAAAAAATGTATCTCCTACATCTAAGTACCTAAGAAAATCTAAGAGTAGAGAGAAAGCAACTAACGATCTTATTCAAAAAGAGTTTGGTTCTAATTTCTAGGTAGTCATGGCGACCTGAACTTTCATCATCGCCATTCACCTATCTTGAATTTCAATGACTACTACTACCGAATACGGTAAGCAAAATATCTTTGCTAAAGAAACACCTCCTCGTCTAATGAACGAACAAGAACAAAACTTTTTAATGGAACAAGCAGAAAGAACTAACGGTCAGTTAGCCATGCTTGGTTTCGTCGCTGCTCTTGGAGCATACGCAACTACTGGACAAATTATTCCAGGTATATTCTAATTTTATAAATGACTACAGCCACACTAACAAAACCATTTGACAACTGGCAGCGTTTCTGTGACTGGGTTACGAGCACAAACAACCGCCTCTACGTGGGGTGGTTCGGAGTGCTAATGATCCCTGCACTATTAACCGCTGCAACAGCATTTATCATAGCTTTCATAGCTGCACCACCAGTTGACATAGATGGTATACGTGAACCTGTTTCAGGCTCTTTACTCTATGGAAACAACATCATCTCTGGGGCTATCGTCCCATCATCTAACGCAATCGGTCTTCACTTCTACCCAATCTGGGAAGCTGCAACCATCGACGAATGGTTATATAACGGTGGACCATATCAACTCATTGTGTTCCACTTTCTCATCGGTATCTCAGCTTACATGGGACGACAATGGGAACTTAGTTATCGCCTCGGAATGAGGCCGTGGATATGCGTAGCTTATTCCGCACCCGTTGCAGCATCCTTTGCTGTATTCCTCGTTTATCCTTTTGGACAGGGGAGTTTCAGTGATGGTATGCCTCTTGGTATTTCAGGGACTTTCAATTTTATGTTTGTCTTTCAAGCAGAGCACAATATCCTTATGCATCCGTTCCATATGCTCGGTGTTGCAGGGGTATTCGGTGGAGCTTTATTCGCTGC